GTGTCAATGACCATGTCCTCTTCCCAACCACTGGCATAACCAGCCGCCAAGTTGACCTGGCCCTTGTCGTACACCGTCACAACAGCGTCATCCAGTACAGCGCTCTTGAGTCCCGGAGCAATTGTGATGCCAACAGTCACACCACTGGTATCAGTGGTATCAGTGATCTTCTGAGGCGTCATATCCCCAGCAATCGTGCACCACGTACCAGGATCAAGGTAACCGGTGAAACCATCAACTGTGAGCGACGTTGACCCAACGATCAGATTACCGGCATTGATTGCACCAGCGGTCGTCCCACCAGTGTAAGCAATGGTCTTGTTGTTGGTGGACTTCACATAGTGCATATTCCAGAGCTGCCCAAGAGAAGCTCTTCGAACAGCACTATTGTCACCGAGAGAATCAGCATGACTGATATTATCATTGTCGAGAATATCAGCCGCTGCACCCGGCGTGACTACCACAACACGATCATCATTCGGCCAAAGCAGATCGTCTGCCTTCTTGTTATTAGCGATCAGAGAAGTACGAGCCAATGCCGTACCGAGCTTACCAACACCATTGCTGATGAATTGATAACGCTGTGCCAGGATAGACGTGTCGATCTGGTGGGCCATGGACCGAACCGCGCGATCCAGGAACATAGCGACCAAGTCCTGGAAGGACAGTGACATCTGACGATCCCTGAGCAGGAACGANACGTGCAACTGTTGATTCAAGACCGCCTGGGTGTTAGTCAGCGTGGCATTCTGCGTGGTCACATCCGAGGTGACTGCCTTTCGGCGCGCAGTGAACTGCGCTGGCTTAGAGATGTTGACCGTATCCCCGTAAGAGGCAACTTGATTGTTGTAATCGTTGTTGACCAACGGATAGACAACCAGCTCCTCTTCAAGGATACGGAGAGTCTCAGCAGCCCATACCTCAGGAATGGACGCATCNACATCATTCGTCTCGTAACGGCAAAGAAAAACTACCAAATGCTTATTCATTTTTAATCCCGAGTTCCTCATTTCGGGCCCTAATGTAATCGGCCATATTCCCATTCACAGCGGCTTTAGTATAATCCCTTTGGACATTACTACCGCCACCCTGACCAGGAACACTAGTTCCACCGAATCCACCAGTACCCTTCTGTTTGAAAAGGTTCCTGTAACGCTCATCCTCGACCATTCTGCCGATAGTATCATCAACAGATAGGTCCAAAGTCACCTCAGCGCCGTCTTTGTCTTTAGTGTTGAAGGCTACACGAACACCCCAGTCATTAACTGGCTTATTGTCCTCGCCCACCTTCTGTACCACTTGTAGCTGAGATCCTAACATAGCTTGAATCTGATCGGCACTAACAGCATTGTGCTTAACTGCGGCATTGATTATCTCGGTCCGAATAATAGAGGAGTTGTACAATTTTTCAAATGTACTCGCTTTTTCCGTCGATGCCTTCAGTTCCTTCGCATGCTGTTTGCTGGCTTTTTCTTTTTGCTCTTTGGCAAGTTCGTCTTTTGTTTTTGACTCATTTTGAAGAGTAGTGATACGAGTGTCCAGAGCAGTCTTCTCCTCTTCACTGAGAGTGCTCTTCGTCTGTAATAGCTTGAGTTCATTCATCACATTTGCATATTTCGCATCAGCCTTCCGCTTCTCTTCCGCCACAACTGAATTCAGTTGTTCCTGTGAGAACGTATCAGGAGCCTTCCCTTCAGTCGTCCCCTCAGTGGTACCACCTTCAGTATNCCCCTCAGCGGTGTCATAACGACAATTAAATATAGTCAGTAGTCTACGTGTACGAGCTTCCATCAGTTTACCCTTTCAAATTCAATGTTCCGAACATCGTGCAGGTATGGTAGTAATAGCTGCCAAGCTGTGTAGCTGGGTATACCCGCCATTATATGTTCAATCATCGGCGTCTCTGTTTGTCTGGTACTTACTCCTGCAAATGTCTGTGATCTAATATTTGCTTCCTCCATCTCTTGTTCAGGGTCTCTTCCGTCGAGAAATGCCATAGCTAACTCAGCGCAGGCNTCCTTAATATCTTGAGGGACGGCCGTATCATCATCCCGAGGAAACTGATTCGCCTGTGTCGTCGCTGTTCGCAAGCCTCGGAAATTGAGTCTATCAATGGTGGCTGTTGCCATTGCAATGGCTTTAGTCCTGTCACCATCCTCAGACTCAGTCCACGCTGCAGCAAAGAGTTTGCTGGCAAAGTATGTATCGCCTTCAGCGGCAGTAATATAAGCCATTATGCGTCACCCCTGGTCTTATTCACTATGTTGCCCGCCTGGACGACCTTCTGTGATGCTTGTTTTTCGTCTTTGGCGTCATTTTCTTCACTGGTATCCTTAACNCCACGGGCGGCATCTGACGAGGCAACTTGGGCGGCGAGAATACGAGCGGCCCTTTCCGCGTGATCGGCTTTTGCTTTTTCCTCTTCACCCGCAGGATACCCAGCCAGAAGAGAAGCAAGAGNATTACCAAGTATACCGGCTTCAAGATGCTCACCTATGAGTTTGGGGTCTACTGAAATGGCGGTCAACGCGTCGATTTCCCCTTTTATCTTTACCTTATCATCTTCAGTTAGTTCTGTGTCGAGGATGATCAAAACAACACGATACAGGAGCTTTTTCTTAACTGACAATACCTGTATCTTCTCAATCTGCTCACAGAGTGATGTTACTTCGTCAATAGTCTCCTTGGGCGTCTTGAGACTATACTTCTCCGGGTAACGAATGAGGAGTTTACCTTTATGGTCTTCATATTCAGACCAGATAGTAAGGATACCTAGTTCGCCAGCCTCTAACTCTTGAGCAATATAGGATAGTGACTCATCCCTACCACGCTCATCGAAATTCTTACTCTCGGCTGACTCACGTTTGGGGTCAATGTTAGTCAGATTCAGATTTACAAGCTGGCGAATCTCNCTTTTCATCACCTCTTGCTTCTCGATGCTCACTTGCAGAGGCTCAACTGATGGAGAGATAAACTGTGGTGCATCCACCCCATCAGGGTACCGCCGACCAACATATGTTCCGGTATCACGTCTCGGTTGCTTCGCTATCAATGCATCGGCTGCCTGTCCTTCATCAACTACATCAGTAGTCTTAGCATTACGGAGGAAATCCGCTGCCGACGGTTTGTACTGTTCAACTAGCATCGGTATGTTGGCTTTGATTGCGTAATACATATCCGCTGAGGAAAGCTGGAGTAGCGCATTCTGATAGGATGATACATCAGCAAGCAAACTAGTTGATAGCTCCATGATCACGAAGGGAATACGTTGAAGAGCAATTTGACTAGTCCCCGTCAATTCACTATTCTTATTAAATACCTGCATCTGCACACCATCATCTTCAAGTGTGAGAAACTTATANATATTCTCAGTCGCCGTGACCAAGCCAGTTAACTCATCCATAAGATAGATTGTATCTTGAAGAAGGAGTGACACTAGCTGGTTATCTACTATCTTCCAGGAACGTATTTGTTCCGCTGTATAATAGTACAAATAGGGGTGTATATTACTAGTTAGTATAGGGCTTTGTTCAGTAGGCTTATCAACAAATACACCCACTTTCCCAATACCGAGAAGCTCAAGTAGGATCTTAAGACCGATGAAATTATTCATCGTGGAGCCTTTTAGATTCACTCCACCTAACTCACCACTAATCGCCTCTTGATAGTTTTCAGGACCATTCTTTCGCTCAATACTTCGCATACGTTGAAAGATAGCATTACGGATCTCGTAGATTGCCGTCTTACCGTGCGCTGGGATGGGCGTCATTTTCTTGCGTTCATTATAGGTGTCATCCGTCTCCCTATTACTGAACTTATACAGTTTCTTATCTCTGTATTTGGGCCCACCCTCTAGGACCAGACGAAAGTCCGCCCAATAATCAATATTGTCTTTATACTCAGGATGTACTATGTCTTTGATTGAAGTAGCCATATTATTCCCATGTATCCTGAGATTTGCCCAGTGAACAAGCTAAACGAAATGCTATCTCAGCATATGTACGACTGTGAGCATGGTGGTCAGCTTTACTTTCTGGAGTTAGCCACCGCCCGAGAATATTGCCCTCTGTATCGTGTTCATAATGTCGAATTGGTGTTCTTACATGGATCTTGTACGAGGACGGTATATTCATAGGTACACCGATCCTTGTTTGCATGAAACGCCCTAATGCAAGATCCATCCAAGCTGTACGATTAACATGAATTAGACGAGGATCTGAGTCAGGACGGGATATTTCCCGCGCTGACACTCCTCTTGCGTAAAAGCAAGCTCGCACTCTCTCGATATTCCTGTTACAGAACTCAAGAGTTTTCCTCGTTTCGGGAAGATAATCAATAACGCAAAAATGCACGTTATACTGATTCAGTAGATGGTCCAATTCCTCGAATGCATCCACTGTAAAAGCATTAACTATTCTTGGCCGAGCTATTGAATTGGGGTCGGCCGTAGTTGTCTCACCAGCACCGTCTAGGAACCACTCATCAATTTCAACGTGGAGCTTCTTACCAACATCGACCCCCATTGTAACAAGATTATTGCCAGTTGTCTGTGATTGCATCGAGTAATCAATTATACAATTGACGATGTGTGTTTCCTCGACACGACCACCCGCGACCGTATGTGGCACTCCCATCTTACTATTGTATAGCTCTTGCTCCGCAGCAGAATCCGACTCAGCNTTAATTACTGCTGTCGCCATCTCACCAGGATTGATTGTTGGCGTATAGAACTGATTGATATGGAAGCCTGCGCTGTTTCTGTTCTCGAACTGTGGCACCCAGATGCCGTCTGCTAAGAGTAGGTGTTTATCCTGGTGGGCAATGGTATGCTTGCAAGTTGGGCAGATATAATAACTATTGTGAATGGCCGGGTCATGGATATCCTCTGCTGTTATAACCAGGTTATCCAGGCTATTCCATTCGATGAAACCAGGCTTACCGTTCACACTGTGCCAGGGGCACGGAAAGCAAAAGTGCCGCTGGTCAGTNGGCTTGTATAGCTTATTGATGCCTACGTCTTCGTGACTTGGTGTACTCAGAAAATAGTAATGTTTGAAGAGCTGTCCTGAAGCACGTTCTATTGCCAGGAACAGCTTATCTACATCCATTTCCTCCACTTCATCGAAGATCATAACCGGACACGGATCTGATTTAAGACCAGTCTTAGAACGGCTACCGCGGATGAATAGGTTCGCTGCGCCGGCTCTCTTATGCTGCACATTCTTTACATCAGTGAACAACTCACTTAAATGTGGACTCAGCTCTAGTGCTGGATCAAAACGAGATTTGGAAAAGTTTGCAGCGTGTGGTGTCGCTGCCGGCAACACATAGAGCACACTATACTGGAACATATCAATATAATAGAGTGCCTTGTTTAGCGCCACCTCTGTGAAGGTNCACTGAGCCGCCTTTTGCCCCACTATAGTCTCGACTTCACAGTCGAGCATACCATTCACCCACGGATGATATGTATTCCGCCAGGGACCAGGAAACGGTGGTCCCATCACACGGTATTTCTCCGACCATTTACTGCAACTATCAATAGCTTGACGTGAGATGCCAGCTAGGATAGTATTCATAAATAGTTGTTCTATTGCGCGCATTAGCGGTTAATGCTTTCAGCTATGATATCAAGTGTAGTTTGTACCGTTGTCAGTTGATGTTGCACGGCGACATTACTGTCTTCGATCTTTTCTGTCCGCTTCTCCATCTTAATCATTGCACTGGTGGTATCTTTTCTGATCGCCGAGTGCTCATCCATACTCCATTTGCACATGGCTCCTAGTATAATCACTAGACCACTGAAGAGTAGTTTGAATAACAGATTAATATTGGCGTGTCTTTCTTTACACACAGCTAAGAATCCTTTNAGTTCTTCTTCACTCATAATAACTCCTGTTAAGGCTGCGATGAGAAGGCCCTATTAGGGCCATCTGATCGAGGCCCCTCATCAGTTTAGACTCGGGGGTATCTATCCCTCCGAGGTGCCTTTCGACCCTTTATAAGTATGACTGAAATATCTAACAGCCCGGTACATCAGTTGTGCTCGCCACCTACGGACACCATGCTCCAACATTAACCGATGGAACATAGTATCAATCCAGAGCCTACCAACTGTGAGCTGTGTGCCATCAGCATTCCTGACAACTAGCACACCCTTGTAACCTGCATCATGAGGAATACAAGCCCGTCTGTATTTGCCCATAAGCGGAGAGCCGATTATGCGCCAAAAGAAACGAGGGATACTTGCCCCATCAGTATGCATTCCCTTGGGACAAGTGAGGGCGTAGCCCTTGTATTCGAGGATAAAATCTTCGATTAATTCGAAGATTTTATCCCCGTCCACATCTCTAAGTGCTAGCTTAGAAGAGATCACAGTTCATCCTTTGCCACGAGGAACGTTTTAAAACGTGCCAAGAGCGGTGCTAATTCCGGCGCCGTGCGAAGAGCAGTCCATTCTTGGGCACCACCCTTAACATTGATAAATGTATAGGAGTCAACCATACGGGGAACGAATTCATCTGCGACGATGAGACCCTTTTCCCACGTAATCACACCACGCTGACCACGCCAGTCGAGCAGGATCGCAATAGGCCGGTACTTATCCAACGTTACCACTGGAATATTCGTGATTGCATTCGCACTTAGGTCCTGTGGATCCTCTTGCTCAGCCCGTGTCGCTACTGCAGCGAATAGCACCGCCCACCCAATTACCGCCACCATCGCAACTGATTCGAGATACTTCTTCATCGTGAATACTCCTCAATTACACTATTGACACCGAAACGGAATTCTCTTAAAATGTTGATTAGTTCGTTAGGCCTCATCTCCTCCAGGTTATAGTTGTTGTTTAGTTCGTTCCATAGTGTGTCAACAGCGAGAGCGGCCAGTACGTACTCAGCGTTATCAGGTAGGCGTCGNGAGAGTATATGCTTGAGTGTCGCCGTCACGGCCTGCGGGTTATCAGCGTATGTACCGACGAAATCATTATATACCAGCCATGCCTCGCGAACAGCACGTTGGCGCGCAGGATTAGATTCAGTACTCAGGTATGTGATCGCTGCGATACGACCGACACGATAAGCACTAACAGGCGCTTCTAATGTCGTGCAGCCACACATACCGACCATTGCTATTACTAGTGCTATTCGCATATCAATCTCCACCAATTTGTGCCATCGTGAATGTGACGTCTCTTCCAGTAAACACCTTACCCGCTGCATTNGTACATCGCACCCAGATCTCTAATGTATCCGTTGCGGCGGCAGTAATGAAGGCGTTGAAGCTAGCTGAGCCGATATCACCTGTAGCGCTCATTTTCCGTTCTAGGTGGGCGTTGGCAAAGTCGACCGTCCCGTTCTCGGTCTTCATCTGGACTTCATATGTATCCGCTGATGCCGAGCCCGAGAACGAGCAANNNANTGTGACCCTGTAATCACCTGCTTTATCCACTATGATATGGTCTTCAGTGTGGTCTGGCGTGGCGTTGTTGCTGACCCCGTCGGTGTCGAATCCCACGAATT